AATGGAGCTTGTTATAATCGCCGTTCTTGCCGTGTGGCTCGTGCTTGCCGTGCGCAGCATGAAAAAGGGCAGGGGCTGCTGCGGCGGCAAATGCTCCGGCTGCTCGCAAAGCTGCAAGGACTGCCGCGACTGCAAAAAATGATTTAATATACAAAAAGGTCAGGATAAAGCTCCTGACCTCAGCCTGTCGAAAAAGGTCACCGAATGGTGGCCTTTTTCTCGTAAAACAGGGAGAAATATGGTATAATAAACACAGAAGAAGCGGGAACCCTTGTATTTTCAGGGGTTCCCGCCTTTTTTGTTACTATCGTGTTATTAGTTCAGTGTTCAACGGCTTATAATGTTCACCACTTTGAACCCCTATTCCACCAGTTCCACGGCGGCTTTCAGTTCGTCCAAAGTCTTATGATTATAGACCCGGTTTCCCGTGTCTTTGGACACATGACCCATTAGAAGATCAATACACTTTCGGTTTGCCCCGGCGCTGTCCAGTTGACTTTCAAAAGTGTGGCGGCATTCATGCGGGGTGTGTGTCATTCCAAGAGCCTTCATAATATCCGCCCAAAAAATCCGGTATTGAGTTTGAGAACAAGCCTTTCCGTTATAGCTGATCAGACGGGGGCCACTTTCAGCAAGACGGGCTTCAACCAATGGCCTGATCTTGGAGTGAATAGGCACCAGCCGATTTTTACCGGCTTTGGTTTTGGTTCCGCCCTTCATCGTCCCGGCGTGAAGGTCAATATCTTCAGGCTTCAAATTCAGAAGTTCACTGATCCGCCACCCGGAATATATCAGGATCAGGACGGTATCAACCCAAGGCTGTTCCTGATGCGCCCAAACCTTTTTGACTTCATCCTTGCTGAATGGAAGGCGGCTGGTTGGTGGAATTGGATCAGAAGTGAGAAGATCAGAAAAGCACCGGTTGATTATATCCATTTCCAAAGCGAACCGGTCAAGATGGCCCCAAAGGTTCTTGATCGCCGCTTGGGTGCTATATCCCTTCCCGCACCCGTCAATGGTTTCTTGCATTTGGTAGGATCGAATTTGTTTATAGGGCTTTTCCCACAACGCTGAACAATGCTTGAACGCTGAACACAAAGATGAACGGTTAGATTCCCCCAGCTTGGGGGCCTTCTTTTCCTTCCAGAGTTCAAATAGTTCTTTTACCGTGATCTTTGCCCGGTCAACATCCCACGGATCACGGTTGTATTCCGCCAACAACATATTCCCAGCTTCACGGGTTTCTGTGTAGCCTATAATTTCATAAATTGGGTGGCCCTTATCATTCCACCCAATCACTTTCTTCACAATGAATGGGCGGCGGCGATTGCCTGACAGTTTCGCAACTGTCCCATACCCATTTGGATTTCGCATTATATCACCCAGCCTTTCAGGAAAAAGGGTATGCAAAACCAAACCCGGTGTGATATAATGTTCAATGGGGATTGAAACATTAACTTCAAACGGGTTTTGTTTCGCCTGACCGCTTCCGGTGTGCCACCACCGGGGGCGGTCATTTTTTTATCTTGAATAGATGTTGAAGCCCTATGAAATCCATGTGTCAGAATGGTTTCATGTGTCCTTCCTTCAACATTCAAGATCATTCATATATTCAATTCAAATAAGAGAAAAAAATATAAAGAAGTAGAAAAATACAGTGATAGAGTTCTGATCTTGAATGTTGAAGGATTGTCAAAGCTGAACCGGGGAATTCTGAACAGGCTTCATGCTTTGGAATTGCTTCACCACTTGTTCACTGTCTTTCAGATTGTCGGACACATTCAAAACAATTTGTTTGGCTCCATCGGATTCATAATCAATCACAAGAAGGGTGGAAACCTTGATTTTCTCTTTTGTCTGAACCCTTCCGCCAACCATAGCCCCTAACGCACCGAAAGCCGCCGCACCCAAGACCATTCCCGGAACTGATTGCTGGATCACCTGTTGGATTTCCCGTTCATTCATTAACTGAACATTTTGAACCTTATTCAGTGACAAATTGAATTCCTTCCAGTTCTCTTTTTTGGTTCCGGTCAAGGCTTTCAAATTGAACCCTTCCGGGATCAGTTTTGCAATGATTGGCGTTAAAGCTGGAACCGGCAACCCGTCAACCAGAGGGCCAACAGCCGCAAATTCTTTTTTCTTACCGAACAAAATGATCACCCCTTATTTAACATCACTTTGGAAGGCAACTGCCTTTCCTAAAATTCTGATATGATCCAGTTCTTCACCGGTGAAGCGCATGGTTTTATATTTGGGGTTTTCTGCAAAAAGCTGAAGAACCCCGGATTCCTGATCATAATACACCCGCTTCAAGGTGGCTTCATCTTCGATCAGAACGGCGGCAATTTCACCATCATCAACCATTTCTTGTTTTTTGATGAATACAATATCCCCATCCTGAATTCTGGCCCCTATCATGCTATCACCTTTTGCCCGTAAGCAGAAGTCAGCATGAACATTGGCCCCGGCTTCAACATAGGCTTCAAAATTCTGTTCTGCAAAGATCGGTTCCCCACAAGCGATATTTCCCAAAAGCGGGAATTGCTTTGTTTCAATCCGAAAAAGGTTGTCCACTGTAATTTCCCGATGTGGTTCATCTATCCAGCCCATCAAATAGGCCGGGGTGGTGTGAAGGGCTTTTGCAAGGGAAGCGATTTTATCACGGCGCATATTGGCAATCATACCAGTTTCCCATTTTCTGACCGTGCTTTTTCCAACACCAACTTCATTGGCGACCTGTTCAAGTGTAAGGTTTTGGGATATGCGTAAATCCTTTATTTTTTGGGCCATATCGTTACCGGCCATGTGTTTACACCCCTTTCTTGTGTTACTACCAATATATCATGTTTGTGTCTTTTATGCAACACAAAATTCAATAAAAATAAAAAAGTTTCTTTTAAGACAAAAACGGGGTTGACACCGGTGAACCGCTGTGCTATTATGAAAGTGTCCTAAACGACACAACCAAGCAGACAGGAAGGAAGTGAAATGATGGATAAGGCACGGCTGGAATATGAAATGATGAAGCACAACATCAGCAAATCCGATATGTGTGCCATGCTTGGGATTTCCCGATCTGCCTTCTATCGCAAGTGCAATGGTGAATCGGAGTTCACCCAAAGCGAGATTCAGAAGATCGTTGACATTCTGGATCTGAAAAGCCCTATGGGAATTTTTTTTACTGAAAAAGTGTCCTAAAAGACACAGCGGAGGAATGAGCCATGAATGAAGTAAGCCTGAAGCCGGTCATTGAAGAACTTGAAAATTTGTTTTCAAAGTTCAACACCCGCTTCTTTGATGGTGGGTTGGAAAAGCCCGTGATCACTGTTTCCCCGGATCATACCCGTGGGGCCTATGGATGGTGTACCGGCTGGAAGGCTTGGAAGGCCGGGGAAGATGAAGGCCACTATGAAATCAATCTGTGTGCCGAATATCTGAACCGCCCCTTTGAAGAAACTTGTGGAACCCTGATTCATGAAATGGTTCATCTTCAGAACCTTCAGGACGGTGTTCAGGACACTTCCCGTTCTGGAACCTACCACAACAAGAAGTTCAAGGAAACCGCTGAAGCCCACGGGCTGACGGTGGAGAAGGGTGACAAGTACGGATGGCATAAAACCACACTTTCCCCGGAAGCCCTTGAATTTGTTCAGAGCCTTGGAAAACAGGGTTTCACCCTTGTAAGACCACGGCCCCTTGGGTTGAAGGGTTCCAGTAAGGGCGGTTCGAGTTCCCGGAAGTATGTTTGCCCCTGTTGCGGGGCCATTATCAGAGCCACAAAAGAAGTTCGTGTGATCTGTGCGGACTGTGACTGTGAGTTTCAGGAGGAATGCTAAATGAATGTGAAGCTGACCAAGCGGAAGGCTTGGGAACTGATCAGCCGGATTCACCCCCGGTTGAACATTAAGCAGGAAGCCACCCCGCCTGATGTGGCGATTTTCAAGGCTTCCACCGGCCCTGAAGGGCTGGAAATCCGGTGTGAAAATGATTGGTTCAATCACAATGGCCGGATCAAGCTGACCATTTCCAATGTGGACGGAGGAACCCCCATTGTCCGCTACTATCACCCGGACACCTTGAACCGGGATTATGTGGCGGAACAAGCCGAAAAGGAAGATGAAGCCAAGCAAGCCCGAAAAGATTGGGTTCAGACACTTGGCCCGGAACTGGCCCATAAGCTGGTTGATCAGTATTGGGAGGGCTGAACCGATGAAGAAGCCTTCCCTGTCCCGTCCCGGTAACGGGGGGGGGGCTACCGGAATATTGGGTGCTATCCCTTTCAGGCGGTAAGGATTCCACCGCCCTTGGCCTTGAATGGCTGAAGCGTCACCAGCAAGACCCCATTACATACCCGTTGCATGAAGTTGTTTACTGTGATGTTGGCATGGAGTTTCCCGCAATGGTTGATCATATCAACCGCCTTGAACAAATTTTCATGGAAGCCGGGATCAAGTTCACACGATTGAAAGGTGAACAGACTTTTGAATTTCTAATGTTCGATTACCAACCCAAGAGAAGCAATCCCGCATTAAAAGATAAGTCTGGTTGGAGTTGGCCGGGGCCAAGAGCAAGATGGTGTACCAAGCACCTGAAAACCAGAGTAATCAACAAGTATTTGGACGCTTTGCGGAGCCAATACAACATGATTCAGATTATTGGCCTTGCCGCTGATGAACAGGCCCGATTGAACCGAGAGCATAACCAGAACCCGGAACATCGTCACCCGCTGGCGGATTGGGGTTGGACTGAAGCGGATTGTCTGAAGTATTGCTATGATCACGGCTTTGATTGGGGCGGCCTATATGAGATATTCCACCGGGTTTCTTGCTGGTGTTGTCCCCTTCAGAGCCTTGATGAATTGCGGAAATTACGAAAACATTTCCCTGATCTGTGGTCAAAGTTGTTGGATATGGAACACCAAACTTGGCGAACTTTTCGGGCTGATTATTCGGTTGATGAACTGGAAATCCGTTTTTCCTTTGAAGAAGAACGGCTTGCCGCTGGCCTTCCAATCAACCGAACCCGTGAATTTATGTATGAACTTCGGAAACGGCTTGAAGAAGCTGGATTCCCACAAAACAAATAGGAGGTTATGACCATGAATGCCACTTTTGCAGAGCGTTTGAAGTACGCTATGGAACAGGCCGATATGAGCCAATCCGCCCTTTCTGAAAAGGCCGGGGCTTCCAAGGCCGCAATCAGTCAGTATCTTTCCGGGAAGAACACCCCCGGCCCGGAGCGGGTGAAGGCTTTGGCCGATGCCACCGGCACAACCTTTGAATTCCTGATGGGCTATGGCGGCGCACCGGTTAAGGATGCCCCGCCCCCGGTGAAGAAGATCAGCGTGAAGGAAGCGGCCCGGTGTATGGGCAAATCTGATCAGTTTGTGCGGATCGGCCTTCAGCGTGGCCTTCTCCCCTTTGGCAATGCGGTTCCCGGAACCGGGAACAACTGGAACTATTACATTAACCCCACCAAGTTCAGGGAGTATGTGGGCGCTGAAGCGTTCAACAGCTTCTTTGGACTGACCGCCTAATGAAAGGATGATGCACATGAAAACCCGTTTTGAAGGGAACCTGTGGATTGGAGCCGGTGGACAGGCTTTCCGCCCTATGGAAATGGAAACTGATCACCTGTTGAATACGGTGAAGATGCTGAAGAACCGCCCCGCCGTGGTGGTGGCTATGGTGGTTCGTGATATTGAAGCAACCCCTGATTGTTGCCCCTTTGATCCCTTTGGTGTTGGTCATTCTGGAATGGTGAAACAGTCTTTGTTCAACATTACTTCCATGACCCCCGAACAGATTAGCGCCTATGCGCTGAACAGCCCCTTGGGAATGGCGCTGAAAGCTGAACTTCTTTCCCGTGGCGTAAATGTGGAAAACTACCTTTCCATGATTGAAGCGCCTGAAGCCTTATGATTACGCTGTTCCAGCACCAGCAACAGGCCCTTGACCAGACAGAAGGCCATAACCGATGCGCCTATTATCTTGATATGGGCCTTGGGAAAACCTTTGTTGGTTCAGAAAAGATGAAGAAGTTGAACACCCGGATCAATCTGGTGGTGTGTCAGTGTTCAAAGGTTCCTGATTGGATTGAACATTTTCAGACCTATTACACCCGGAACTGTGTTTTTGATCTGACCAAACCGAAAACATTCAAATGGTTCATGGAACAGGTTCAGCATGAAGTTCCCACTTTGCTGATTGGTGTGATCAACTATGAATTGACCTTCAGGCGGAAGATTTTGAAAACCCTTTCCGGGTTTACGCTGATGCTTGATGAAAGTTCCCTGATCCAGAACGAAACCGCCAAGCGTTCAAAGTTCATTCTTTCCTTGAACCCTGAAAATGTGATTCTTCTTTCCGGCACCCCAACCGGTGGCAAATATGAAAAGCTGTGGAGCCAATGCCAACTTTTGGGGTGGGGCATATCCAAGGAACTGTTCTGGAAGCAGTACATTCAAACGGAATGGGTTGAAGATGATGGGTTTTGGCGGCAGAAGATCACCGGCTATAAAAATGTTGATCGTCTGAAGAAGAAGCTGGCCGAACACGGAGCCGTGTTTATGACCACTGATGATGCCGGGATTTACCTTCCTGAAAGAACTATGATCCCGGTCAGAACGCCCCCAGCAAAGGAATATTGGAAGTTCTGGAAGGATCGAGTGATCAGCATAAACACCGCCACCCTTCAAGAATTTGAACTTGATTCAGACTTTTGGGGTTCCAACGCTGATGCTGAAAAAGAATTGATTGGTGACACCAGCTTGACCCGCCGATTGTATGCCCGTCAGCTTTGCGGCCTGTATAACCCGAACCGGTATAAGGCTTTCCGGGAACTGGTGGAAAGTACGGAAGATCGCTTGCTTGTGTTCTATAACTTCACAGAAGAAATGGAGCGCATGAAAGGGATTGTGAAGGCTATGAACCGCCCTGTTTCTATCCTGTCTGGTGAAGTCAAGGATTTGGGGGCCTATAATTTCCATTCCAATTCTGTGACCTTCATTCAATATCAGGCCGGGGCTATGGGTGGCAACTTCCAGAAGGCCAATAAGATCATCTATTTCAGCCTTCCCCAAGGGTGGGAACTGTGGGAGCAATCCCAAAAGCGGATTCACCGCATTGGTCAAGATCGCCCGTGTTTCTATTACTGGATGATCTGTCCGGGAACGGTGGAGGAAGATATTTATTCCACCCTACAAATGAGAAAGGATTACAACGATGAACTGTTCAGAAAATACGAGGATAGCCACCCAAAAGGCTAAAAGGAACAGATGGTTCAGACGGATGTTCACCGTAGCACTTCTTGTAGGCTTGGCGATTGGCTTTTTACTTGGAGCCTTTACGGTTCTTATGCTTGAATGTTCGGCGGAAGAGCCGAACCAAGAGCCTTCCCAATCTACTGAAGTTCAGCCCACCCAATCTGTGATCCCCATGCCGGAAGTTACTGTGGAGCCGGAACCGGAATATTTAGGAGAATTCAGGATCACCGCCTATTGTTCCTGTGAAATCTGTTGCGGCAAGTGGGCTGAAAACCGGCCTGATGGAATTGTTTATGGCGCTTCCGGTGAAGAACTGGTTGCCGGCGTTTCCTGTGCTTCCCCGCTACCCTTTGGAACTGTTGTGGAAATTGAAGGGGTTGGAACCTACATAGTTCAAGACAGAACTTCTTCATGGGTGGTTGATAAGTATGGGGAAAACCTGATTGACATTTACTTTGATGATCATGAAGCGGCCCGTGAATTTGGGCTTCAGTATCATGATGTTTATTTGAAAGAAGGTGCAAACAATGATCAAATGTGAAAACCCCTGTCCCTTGGGGAAGTTTGATGGGTGTTGCCATAAATGCCCCAGCTTCCACACTTGCCCCGATGCCTGTTCGGAACATCCTGATAAATGTGGGACTGCAACCTTTGATGAAGAAACCAGCCTTCAGGAATTCCAGCAATCCCAGCTTGCCACCCTGAACGCCATTGCTTCCCTGACAGCCCACAAAAAAGCCATTGAGGAGCAAGAAAAGACCATGAAAGCGGCCTTGTATGATGCTATGGTGAAGTTCGGGATCAAGAAGTTTGAAAGTGATGTTCTGAACCTGACTTTGGTTGCCCCAAGCAATTCCACCGCTATTGATTCCGCCAAGCTGAAGAAGAAATATCCGGCTATTGCGGCGGAATGCTCCAAGCCTAATCCCAAGGCCGGTTATGTGAAGATCACCCTGAAGGGTGGTGAAGATGATGCCAAGGGATGAATTTTGGGATGCCCTGAAGGAACACGCCCACCGGAACCACCAAGAACGGGTTTCCAAGAACCCTGATCGGATCGCTTATGCTATTCAGCAATTTGAAGCCCACGGGATTGAATACCGGTTGAAGAACCCGCAGACCGGCCACTTCCATTGCTGGCGGAAGTCTGATGATAAACTGTTTCAGTTCTATGCCGGAACTGGCAAGATTCAGGGCCTTCAAATCCGTGGAATTCACAATCTGATCAAGCTGTTGGAGGGGTGAAGCGTGGCCGGTGAAAAGAACTTTGAAACCCGCCTGAAAAAATGGCTGGAAAGTGAAGGGATTTACCCCTTGGGGGAACCGGTTGACCGGATGGGAACCCCGCCCTGTGGGTATTGGGAAAAGCGTTGGGGCGGCGGAAGGTATGTGAAAAGCGGCCTTCCTGATATGAAGATTGTGGTGAAGGGGATCACCCTTGAAGTTGAACTGAAGGACACCAACGGCACCCCTTCAGAACTTCAGAAGCGCAATCTGGCCCAAATCAATAATTCCGGTTGCTTTGGCTTCATCCTGTACCCGGAAGGCTTTGAAACCTTCAAAAAAATTGTGAAAGGGGTGAAACAATGCGAGTTTCCCACAGCCGGGTTGATCTCTTTAATAAATGCCCATACCGATACCGCTTGCGATATGTGGAAGGGCTGAACACCATCCCGGACACTGAACCGGATAATGCCTTGATCCTTGGCACCGCCCTTCATACGGGCATTGAAGAAGGGGTTGAACAGGCCCTTGACTTCTATCAATCCAGCTTCCCCATTCTTACGGATGATCACATTCATGAAATGATGAAGTTGGAAGCCATGATCCCAAAGGCAAAGGCCCTGTTACCACCGGGCGGCACCTTTGAACTTCCCATTGGGGATTCTGATTTCACCGGGTTCATGGATTACTTGCTTCCGGTTGGATGGATGTCCCCGGAACATCCTGATAACCGGTGGGGTGGAAATGTTCAAGTATTTGATCTGTATGACTTCAAGTATTCCAATAACGGAAAAAGCTATTCCGTTTCCGGTCAGCTTCATGAATACAAGTATTGGTATGAACTGACCCACCCCGGCCACCGGATCAGGAATATGTATTTCCTGATTGTCCCCAAGGTGAAGATCAGGCAGAAGAAAACGGAAACCCTGATGCAATTTCGGGATAGATTGCAGGACGCTTTGAAAGAAGCTGAACCGTATTTGATGCCTGTTCCGTATGACCCCATGAAAATCATTGGCTTTTTAACCGATGTGAAGCACATGGTTGAAGCCGACGATTTCCCCAAGAACCCTAACCACTTTTGCGGTTGGTGTGAATATCAAGAATACTGTGAGAAAGGATGGAACTATATGTTACTCCCCAAAAATGAACGGCGTAACCTGAACGCCACCAAAAAGAAGGTTGTATGGCTTTACGGCGCACCCTTCAGCGGCAAGACTTTTTTTGCCAATCAATTCCCTGATCCCCTGATGCTGAACACGGATGGCAACATCAAGTTTGTGGATGCCCCCTATATCGCCATTCGGGACACTGTGACGGTGGAAGGTCGGTTGACCAAGCGGCAGTTGGCTTGGGAAGTCTTTGCTGATGCCGTGGCCGAACTGGAGAAGAAACAGAACGACTTCAAAACCATTGTGGTTGACCTTCTGGAAGATACCTATGAGGCTTGCCGGGTGTATATCTGTGATCGGCAGGGCTGGAAGCATGAAAGTGATGATTCCTTCCGGGCGTGGGATATGGTTACTTCTGAATTCCTGAACACCATCAAGCGGCTGGTCAGTCTGGACTATGAAAATATCATCCTGATCAGCCATGAGGACAGAAGCCGGGATTTGACCCGCAAGAGCGGTGACAAGATCAGTTCTATTCGCCCGAACCTTCGGGAAAAGGTTGCCAATAAGGTTGCCGGTATGGTTGACCTTGTGGCCCGTATCGTGGCGGATGATAATGACCGGGTGCTTTCCTTCAAGACTTCTGAAGTGATCTTTGGCGGTGGGCGGCTGACCGTTCACAACAAGGAAATCCCGCTGGATTATGAAGCCTTCTGTGAAGTCTATGAGGAAGCCAACCAGAGGGCCGCAGGAGCCATGAAACACGGCGGCAATACCCCGGCAACCCCGGCACCTGAAACGGCTGACAGCGGCGAACAGCGGCCCAGCAGACGGGGAAGAAAGCCCAAAGCAGAAGAAGCCCCGGCCCCTGATCCTGAAGCGGTTGATGATCCTAATGGTACATTTACACCGGGCGGCGGTGAAGTGGATGATTCCGCCCCTGTGGAGCAGACGGAACCCGACACCACCAGCCTTCCCAAATGCCCGGATGGTGACCGGATTTTCCAGCAGAACCGGGACAACCCGGAAATCCCCCTTTGCCCCAGCATTGATGCCGCCCATTGTTGCCACAAGGAAGGCGGCCCCGATGCTTGCCCCCTGTGGGATCGCCCCAAGGCAGAGGAACCCGCACCCAAGATGGGTGTGAACCCGCCCCGGCGCACCCGGAAGAAGCGTGATGCCTGATGAAGATTGATCCTTGTCCTTGTGTGATCAGTCTGAATGATGGTTCAGTTTACACACTGTTTGAATTCCGCCATTTCCTTGAACTGGTGGAAGATCGCATGGGCTATGATGCCGCAAAATGGTTAAGAACCCATGTGGAGCAAGCGGAAAAGGCCGCTGATTATACCAGCCGGAAGGTAAATACTGATTTGGTTGCCTTTGAATCCAGCTTGGACAGCAACCGCAGAGCCTTTCAGGATATTCAGACAGAAGCCGCCGCTATTATGGAAGTTCTTCAAGGAAACCGGGTGAACCGTCAAAAGATCGCCCATTCCGTGAAAGAAATCGGAAAGATTATTTCCAATCAGATTTAGGAGGTAAAGACCATGTGTGATTCCCTGAAGCAGTTCAAAGAGGAAATGGAAAAGCGGGGCCTTTTCCGCAAGATCACTGTTACCGCAAACCTGATCCCCCCCCCCGCCCGGTGCTGACCCGGATTTTCTGATTGCCCTTCATAAAATGGCCGCAAAGGAAGCGGTGATCATGTATGCCCAAAAGCATGATGATTTCTGTGAACTGATGGCGGAAGCGGCCACTGATCACCTGTTTGAAACCATCTTAACCGATGAACTGTTCAAGCCGGTGGAAGGGTTCACCCCTACTGACGAGGAACAGGCCACCTTCAAGAAGGCGGAAGCAACCGCCAAGGCAATGACCGGCCTGTTGGACATTCTGAAGCATATCTAAAATACATTTAGGAGGAAGTTTATTATGGCTATCGACTTTGACAAGATTGATCGTACTGTTGATCTGAAGGGCCTTCAGGCTGATGTGGAGGAAGCCAAGAAGAACGGCGGCGGGGATTTCCCCACCATTCCCGCTGGTAAGTATGAAGCCCGTGTGGAGAGCATGGAAATCAAGGGAACCAAGGCAGACCCCAACCGCCCCATGCTGGCTGTGTCCTTTAAGATTCTGTCCGGCGAGTATAAGAACCAGCGCCTTTTCATGAACCGGGTTCTGTATGGCACCAAGAATGACAAGAACATGATCGCTTCCGCTATCGGTTTCCTTGACAAGCTGGATTCCGGCATTCCCGTCAGCTTCACCAGCTACAAGCAGTTTGCCCAGCTTGTCCTTGACATTGCGGAAGCTATTGATGGCAAGCTGGAATATGCGGTGGATTATGATGATTCCCGTTTCAATTCCATCAGCATTGATGAAGTTTTTGAAGTTGAGGATTGAAAACCGGCGTAAAATTTTTTACAATAAAAGTGTCCTAAAGGACACCAAGCCGGGTTTGAACCTTAACTTTCAAGGCCGGGGCGCTTGCCCCGGTTGGCCCCAAGGTGAAGCCTTCCCGTGGCGGGGCTGTTTCCACTGATTCACCGAAAGTACATTTAGAAAGTGGGTGAAAAGATGATCTTTTATGATTTCGAGGTGTTCGCTTATGATTGGCTGGTGGTGCTGATAGACCTGAACGCAAAGGAAGAAACCGTGATCATCAATGACCCTGAAAAATTGAGCCGCTTCTATGAGAAGCAAAAAGGCACCATTTGGGCCGGATATAACAGCCGGAACTATGATCAGTACATTTTGAAGGGTATCTTGTGCGGGTTCAATCCCAAACAGGTGAATGATTGGATCATCCTTCAGGATAAGCCCGGTTATAGGTTTTCCAGCCTGTTTAGAAATTACCCCTTGATCAACTATGATGTGATGCCGAACCCACCCATTAGCCTGAAGGCGCTGGAAGCCTTCATGGGGCATTCCATCAAAGAAACCACGGTTCCCTTCGACATTGACCGCCCATTGACGGAAGAAGAATTGGCTGAAACGGTCAAATATTGCCGCCATGATGTGGAAGAAACTGTGGAAGTATGGTTACGGCGTAAAGAAGATGAATTTGATGCCCAAATGTCACTGGTGAAAGCCTTCAACCTTCCCATTTCTGATATTGGACGGACAAAGGCCCAGCTTTCCGCCAAAATCCTTGGAGCGGTTCAACGGGATCATAATGATGAATTTGAAATCCAGTTCCCGGAAACCTTGCGGATTGAACGCTATACAGAGGTTTTGAACTGGTATAAAAACCCCTTGAACCGGGACTATTCCAAATCCCTTGAAATTGAAGTGGCCGGGGTTCCCCATGTGTTTGCTTGGGGTGGGCTTCATGGAGCAACCCCCAAATACTTTGGGGAAGGCTGGTATGTTAATGTTGATGTGGCTTCCTATTATCCTTCTTTGATGCTTCGGTATGGATGGATCAGCCGGAATGTTGCAGACCCGGCCAAGTATGATGAAATTTACCACACCCGCCTGAAGCTGAAGGCAGAAAAGAACCCCATGCAACAGCCTTACAAGATCGTTCTGAACAGCACCTATGGGGCTATGAAGGATCGCCACAATGCCATGTATGATCCCCGACAAGCAAATAATGTGTGTGTTGGTGGTCAGCTTCTTCTTCTGGATTTGATTGAACGGTTGGAAGATTACTGTGACATTATCCAGAGCAACACCGATGGTATTTTGATCAAATTGCGCCGCTATGAAGATTTTGATTTGGTTGATGATATTTGTTGGGAGTGGGAAGAAAGAACCGGTATGCGGCTGGAATTTGATGAATTCCAAAAGGTGTTTCAGAAGGATGTGAACAATTACCTGATTGTCCCCGCTGGCCCGTTACGGGACGAAAAGGGAAAGCCCCGGTGGAAATGTAAGGGGGCCTATGTGAAGAAACTTTCTGATCTGGACTATGATCTTCCCATTGTCAATCAGGCCATTATTTCTTTCTTCCTGTATGGAACCACCCCGGAAGAAACTATTGAAAACTGTAATTCCCTTCGGGATTTTCAAAAAGTGGTTAAGGTTTCCAGCAAATACAAATATGCACTTTATTCCCCGGTGATCACTATGGAGAAAATCAGGGATGAAAAGGGCCGTTCCAAAACCGTTAAACGGTTCCGGGGCGGTGAAGTTCAGACGGATAAAACCTTTAGGGTGTTTGCTTCCAAGGATCATTCCAAGGGCGGATTATTCAAAGTGTCCGGGAAGGTTGTAAAGGGGCGGCAGAAAAACCCGGAACAGTTTGCCAACACCCCGGAGCATTGTTTCTTCATCAATGATGATGTGACCAATCTCCCCATTCCTGATGAACTGGATAAACAATATTACATTGATACGGCTTGGAGCCGGTTGTCTGATTTTGGAGTTCAAAAGGATGGGGGGGGGGATCTGAACCATGCAACTTTTTCGGGGATATGTACCGACAAAGGACAAGCAATGCCTTGAAAAATTCAAAGGGCGGAAAAGATTGAACCGCCTTGAAGATGTTCAAGACCTTGACGAATACGCCGGAATTCTTGGAGAAGAAACAATTCTGATTGATGTGGATGATGCGGAAACCAGTGATCTTCTTTTCCAGATTGTTCAGGATTTGGGGCTGAAATGCCGGGTGTATAAGACCACACGGGGAAAGCACTTCTATTTCAGAAACCCGGAAGGGTATGTGGAAAAAAGCTGGACAAAGCAAACCTTGGCGCTTGGTATTGAAACAGATGCCAAGGTTGGCCGGAACAACAGTTATGCCATCATGCGCTTCAATGGGGTGGATCGGGAAGTTCTTCTGGATTGCCCGGAAGATGATATTCAAGACCTTCCCAAATGGCTTACCCCGGTAAAAACCAGCATGAAGTTCTTGGATATGAGAGCCGGGGACGGACGGAACCAAGCCCTATTCAACTATATTCTGACGCTTCAAAGCGAGGACTTCACCAAAGAAGAAGCCTGTGAAACTATCCGCATGATCAACCGGTATATTCTTGATGATCCTTTGCCGGATCGGGAACTTGAAACCATCCTTCGGGATGAAGCATTCAAGAAACCTATCTTCTTCAAGGATAAAACCTTTCTGTTTGATAAGTTTGCGGTGTATCTGAAGAACAATAATCACATTGTAAAGATCAATAACCAGCTTCACATTTACCGGGATGGTATCTATGTTCCCGGCGCTATGGAAATTGAAGCCCAAATGATCAAGCATATTCCCAACCTGAAACGGGCGCACCGGTCAGAAGTGTTGTCCTATTTGGAAGTAATGTTCCAGACAGAGGGAGAAACCAGAGCCACCAACCCCAATGTGATTGCCTTCAGCAACGGCCTTTACAATATCCGTGATGATTCTTTCAGCGAGTTCACACCGGATATTGTGATCACCAATAAGATTCCTTGGCCTTACAACCCAGCCGCACATAATGAACTTCTGGATTACACTTTGAACCGGCTTGCCTGTAATGATCCTGAAGTTCGGGCTTTGCTGGAAGAAATGGTTGGTTATTGCCTTTACCGGCGCAATGAACTTGGCAAAGCCTTCATCCTGATTGGTGACAAGAGCAACGGCAAATCAACCTTCCTTCATGTGGTCAAAAATATGTTGGGGGATCGGAATATTGCTTCACTTGACCTGAAGGAACTTGGGGACAGGTTCAAAACCGCTGAACTTTTCGGAAAGCTGGCGAACATTGGTGATGATATTGGGGATGAATTCATTGCCAATGCTTCTGTATTCAAGAAACTGGTGACCGGTGACCGGGTGAATGTGGAGCGCAAAGGCCAAGACCCCTTTGAATTCAACAACTATGCCAAATTCCTGTTCAGCGCCAACAACATCCCCCGCATGAAGGATAAGACCGGAGCCGTTCAAAGGCGTCTGGTGATCGTCCCATTTGATGCCAAGTTTACCCCCAATGATCCTGATTTCCGCCCGTTCATCAAGGATGAATTGTGTGAACAAAGTTCAATGGAATATCTGATTTTATTGGGGCTGAAAGCCTTGCGCCGGGTTCTGATGAATGCCCAATTCACCACTTCCAGCCGGGTTCAGGGACAGCTTGACGAATATGAACAGAACAATAACCCCATCATTGGATTCATCAAAGAAGTTGGGCTTGATGGTATTGAGAATGAACCCACAAAAACAGTTTACCGGAAGTACAAGGAATATTGCATTGCAAATAACTTCCAAGCCCTTTCCAACATTGAATTTTCACGGCAAATCACCAAACGCTGTGGGTTCAGCATTGTTGATAAGTGGATCAACCGACTTGGGAAATGCCGTGTATTTGTGTCTGGAAAGGATGGTGATTCTTAATGGCTGGTTCAAAAAAGGTGTTCACCACCCTTGGGAGTTCCAATCATGCGCTTGAAAATCGGGAAGCATTTGATTATTACGCCACCGATCCAAAAGCTGTGGAAATGCTGTTGGAACTGGAACAATTTGCCCCGGTAATTTGGGAACCGGCTTGTGGTGAAGGTCACATTTCAAAAGTTCTTCAGGCCCACGGCTATGAAGTGATCAGCACCGATCTTGTTTATCGTGGATTTGGTGACCCTGAACCGCTGGACTTTCTAAAAGAAACCTTGGACGGTTTTGAAGGGGATATTATTACAAATCCGCCGTATTCCGTTGGGCTTGAATTTGTTCAACGGGCGCTTGAAAGTATCAGGCCCGGTGGGAAAGTGGCAATGTTCCTGAAGGTACAGTTCTTGGAGGGACAAAAACGGGGAGCCTTTTTCAAAGACACCCCCCCCCGAACCGTTTACATATCCCGTTCACGGCTTTCTTGCGCCAAGAATGGTGATTTTGAACGGTTCCCGGATTCGGCCATAGCGTATGCGTGGTATGTGTGGGAAAAAGGATTCACCGGTGATCCTGTGATCAAATGGTTCAACTGAAAGGATGATTGAAATGGAAATCAAGGATAGTGGGGAGCGCACCCGGTTTGATACCGGGGCGGTTCGAGATATGCACACCGGCAAAGGGCGCATGGATTTATTGCCGTGGGAAGCCCTTGTGGAAGTTTCCAAGCATTGTGAAGAAGGGGCGCTGAAGTACGGGGAACGCAACTGTGAAAAGGGCATTCCTATTCACAGCCTGATTGATTCGGCCTTCCGCCACCTTGCCAAGTACATGATGGGCATGAAGGATGAACCCCACCTTCGGGCGGCGGCTTGGAACATCCTGTTTGCCCTTTACATGGAAATCAAACACCCAGAACTTCAGGACATACCAACCAGAACTATTGGTGATCCGTGTGAAGGCTGTGCAAATATCAACCGCCCTTGGAATGATTCTGTGTGCGGCCATTGTTCCCGGCTGAATGATCAGAGATATGATGCTTACCAGAAGAAAGGATGAACACCATGAAGATTATCAATGCTGATGTGGAATTTATCACCCCGATTGATGGGGCCGCAATCCTGAAGCACCTTGAACAGTGTGGGCGGGTTTGCTATAAGTCTGAAGCCAAGATCACCGACACCAGCGCCCCGGCATTCGTGGCCGGGATCATCAAGCGGGGCCATGAAGCAGTTCTGGAACACTGTTCCTTCACGGTCAAGTTCATTTGTGATCGTGGGGTTTCCCATGAAATTGTTCGGCACCGGCTGGCGGCATATTGCCAAGAATCTACCCGCTATTGCAACTATTCCAAGGAAGGCTTTGGTTCTGAAATCACCGTGATCAAGCCTTGCTTTTTGGAAGATGGAACTGGAAGCTATGTTGTATGGCGGGATGCGTGTGAAATGGCAGAAGCCTATTATTTCAGGCTGTTGAATGGAAACACAAAGCGTCTTACCCCGCAAGAAGCCCGTTCTGTTCTGCCCAACAGCCTGAAAACGGAAGTGGTTATGACCGCTGACATTCGGGAATGGCGGCACTTCCTGAAGTTGCGCTGTTCCCCCGCCGCACACCCGCAGATGCGGGAAGTGGCCTTGATCCTTCTGGATAAAGTTCATTCCATGATCCCGGTTTGCTTTGATGATATTTGGAGTGAATACCATGAACAGAGCTGAACGGCGGAAAGCCAAGAAAGCGGGGCTTCCGGTTAAAAAAGAACCCGTGGTGAATATCAAAGCGGCGGATGTTGAGAAGATCAAACAGGACGCTTCCAAGGATGCGGCCAACAAAGCCTTCCTTCTGATGTTGGGATTGCCGGTGATGATCCTTCATGATAAGTTTGGTTTCGGCTCGGTTCGGTGTGAACGGTTCACGGATGCTGTTCTTGAACTGTATGATAGCTTTGAAAAAGGTTATGTGTCCCTTGAAGATATTCACAAAACCCTGAAGGAAGAAACCGGGATCACTATTGTTTCAGATGGGAGGTTGAAGGATCGTGGGAACTAAACCTTGGCAGAACAAAGAAGGGTATGCTGACCCTACGGCTTATGAAGGGCTGAAGCCTATCATTCGGGAAGAAGATGAACAGCAAAAGCGCCTGAACACCCTGATCTTTGTTCTGAAGTACATTATCCGCTTGGCCGGTTATGACCTGTTGAATCGGGTTGAACTGAAGGACAAAAAGACCGGGAAGGAATACCGGTAAACCATTTCTTGAAAATTAACTTTCAAGAAAACGCCCCCGCCAAAACACTTCAGCGGTTGTGGTTGGAATAGTGAATGGATATTGAAGGGACGGAAACCCTTGATATACCTTGCTTTTTGGGAAAATCCTTCAACATTCAAGATGGTGCATATATTCAATTCAAATAAAAGAAAAAAATATATAGTAAGAAAAAACCTATATAGTGAAGAATGCGCTTTTGATCTTGAATGTTGAAGGAAATCCCGGAAACCCTGATGCTGTGTGTCTTTGACCCCATTCAACATGATCTGAAAGGATGTGTGATACATAGTGACTGAAAAAGAACTTTGCCAAAGGGCCAAGGATTACTTTTCCCAAATTCGGAAAACTGATCGCTTGATCCAGCGGTTGACAGATACAGTGAACACCTTGCGTTCCAGCTTGACCAGCCAAAACTATGAGCTGAAGCCCGACAAGGTACAGACTTCCGGCGCAAAAGATACTTTAGGTGAAACGGTTGTGAAGATCATTGCCCTTGAAGATGATATAAATGCCCGGATTGATGAACTTGTTGATATGAAGAAGGATGCCTTCAATCGGATCGGCAAAATCCCTGACCTTGATCAGCAGAATGTTTTGATCGGGCGATATATCCAGATGAAAAAATGGGAGGATTTAGCGGCAGAGTTTGAATACACCACCCAATGGCTTTTTAAAATTCACGGTAAGGCTTTGCTGTCATTCTGTACCGCCAACGCTGACTTTCTGAAAGTTGATAGTGACCGGTTGAAAGTTTAGTATTTTTTCTGATATTCTGTATGTATGAAATTGCGCCAACGGGGACACCGGGGGCGCTTTTTCTATGCTGAAAAAGGGGGTGAATACCTGTGAACACCAGACAACGGAAGTTTTGTGATGAATACCTGATCAGCGGCAACGCTACCGATGCGGCGATTAAGGCCGGGTATTCGCCCAAGACCGCAAAGAGTATCGGACAAAGATTGCTGACTTTTGTTGACCTGAAGCAGTACATTGACACCGAACTTGAAAAACTTCATTCCGCCAAGATTGCTGATGCCCAAGAAGTTCTTGAATACCTTACCGCTGTGATGCGGGGTGAGCATACCGAACAGGTTTTGAAGCTGGCCGGTGATGGCATTCAGACAATCACGGATATTGAGGTTTCCGCAAAAGAACGGATCAAGGCCGCTGAATTGATCGGCAAGCGTTATGCCCTGTTCAGTGACAAAATGGATTTGGGCGGCGCTGTTCCCGTGGTTATCATGGGGGATGATCAACTTGAAGATTAACCCCAAAGCAAAGGTGATCCGCCTTCCTGAAGTGGTGGGCAAAGGTTACGCCACTTATTGGAACTTCAAAGGTCGTTACCGGGTTTGCAAGGGTTCCCGTGCTTCAAAGAAATCCAAAACCACGGCCCTGAACATCATCAAAAGAATGATGCAATACCCGGAAGCCAATACCCTTGTGGTTCGTAAAGTGTTCAGAACCTTGAAGGATAGCTGTTTCACGGAATTGAAGTGGGCAATCAACCGGCTTGGGGTTCAGTCTTATTGGGAAGTCAAAGAAAGCCCCCTTGAAATGACCTATATTCCAACCGGTCAGAAGATTTACTTCAGGGGCCTTGATGATCCCCTGAAGGTTACTTCCATCACGGTTGAAATTGGCTATTTGTGCTGGTGTTGGATTGAAGAAGCCTATGAAATCATGAATGAAGATGATTTCAATATGCTTGATGAATCCATCCGTGGTGCTATCCCGGAAGAAACCGGCCTGTTCAAACAAATCACTTTGACTTTCAACCCGTGGAATGAAAAGCATTGGATCAGGAAACGGTTCTTTGGAGAAATCACCGACAAGGATGCCCAAGGGAACCCCGTTTACAAATTCCATGATAGCTGGATTTCCCCTGATGGTCAGATTTTCGCAACCACTACCAATTACCTGTGTAATGAATGGCTGGATGAAGCTGATCTGAAAGTTTTCCAGACTATGAAGGAAACCAACCCCCGGCGCTATAAAGTGGCTGGCCTTGGTGGTTGGGGCATTGTGGATGGCCTGATCTTTGAGAACTGGCGGGAAGAAGCCTTCAATGTGAAGGAAGTAAGCGCCAAGGTTGGTGTGAAATCCGCCTTTGGCCTTGACTTTGGTTATACCAATGACCCAACGGCGCTTTTCTGTGGGCTTGTCAGCAAGGAAGAAAAGACCATTTGGGTATTTGATGAACTGTATGAAAAAGCCTTGACCAACCGGGCCATTTGTGACCGGGTAACGGCTATGGGCTATGCCAAGGAACGGATCAAGGCCGATTGTGCCGAACCAAAGAGCATTGACGAATTGCGGGAAGCTGGCCTTCATCGTATCAGAGCCGCCCGGAAGGGCAAGGACAGCGTGAACAATGGCATTCAGTACATTCAAGGCTATACCATCATCATTCATCCCCGGTGTGTGAACTTCATCACTGAAATTTCAAACTACACTTGGGATGAAGATAAGTTTGGAACCAAGATCAACATTCCCATTGATGATTTTAACCACCTGATGGACGCTATGCGTTATGCCCTTGAAGATATGCTGGTTGGTTCTGCCTTTAGCTTTGAGTAACACGGTAGTAACAACAGGCCCCGGAAATCAAGTGTTTCCGGGGTTCTGTGTTTATTGAGCAATATAGGAAGGAACGGCCCATGTTTGAGCAACAGCAGATTTTGAAAAAGATTGAACAATGGGCTGAACGCTTGCCCTATAAAACTTTGAAGATTGAAGTGGAACTGTCCAATCAAACGCTGATCTTGGAGAAATCCAGACAGCGCCCCATTGGATTCCAAGCCCCCCCCCACAAAAGGAAGGTGATTGAATGCTATTTCTGAATACTGAAACCGCCCGGATCAATCGCCTGATTGAAGAAGGGGCTGGCCGTGGCCTGACGGAACTTGAATTCTTTGGCCGGGAAATTGCCGCTTGGAAGAAGTCACCGGAACGGATGGCCCAAATCACCGGTGATCGCTACTATGATGGAAAGCATGATATTCTTGACCGGAAAAGAACGGCCATTGGGCCTGATGGGAAGTTGCAAGTGGTTGACAACCTTCCCAATAACAAGGTGATTGATAACCAGTATGCAAAAATGGTGGATCAGAAAACCAACTATCTTTTGGGTAAGCCGGTCACTTTTGACTGTGAAAATGATACCTATTCGGCCTTGCTGAAGAAACGGTTCAATTCCGCCTTTCAAAGAACCCTGAAATACCTTGGTGAAGATGCCTTCAATGGTGGGCTTTGCTGGTTGTTCATCTATTACGATGAAAAAGGCGTTCTTTCTTTCCGGCGCTTTCCGGCCTATCAGGTTTTGCCGTTTTGGGCTGACGATGATCATACCAAGCTGGATGCCGCCGCAAGATTGTACCTTCAGGAAGTTTGGGACGGGATCACAAAGAAGTTGGTTGAACGGGTGGAACTTTACAAGCCTGATGGGATTTACCGTTATGTGCTTGATGGTTCAACCCTGATTCCTGATGTTGAACTTGGAGATTATGCGCCCTATATCACGGTTCAAGGCAAGGATGGGCCGGAAGCCTATGCTTGGGATCGCTTTCCCCTGATCCCGTTCAAGTACAACAAACAGGAAACCCCGCTGATCATGCGGGTGAAATCCCTTCAGGATGGCATTAACACTATGCTTTCCGACTTTGAAAACAATATGCAAGAGGACGCACGGAACACCATTTTGATTCTGAAGAATTACGATGGTGAAAACCTTGGGGAGTTCCGGCACAATCTGGCCGCTTTTGGAGCCGTGAAAGTTCGGGATGATGGCGGGGTTGAAACCCTGACCGTGGAAGTCAATTCTGAAAACTACAAAGCCATTTTGGAAGTGTTCAAGAAAGCCTTGATTGAAAACGCCCGTGGCTATGATGCCAAGGATGATCGTATGAGCGGGAACCCCAATCAAATGAACATCCAATCCATGTATTCTGACATTGACCTTGATGCAAACGGCATGGAAACGGAATTTCAAGCGGCTTTTGAACAGCTTCTTTGGTTCATCAACCAAGATATGAAAACGAAAGGTGAAGGTGACTTTGAGAATGAAGAAGTTACTGTGATCTTCAACCGGGATATTCTGATCAATGAATCTGAAGCAATCGCAAATTGCGCTTCTTCTGTTGGTATTCTGTCCAATGAAACCATTGTTGGACAGCACCCGTGGACAACCGATGTGAAGAAGGAATTGGAACGGCTTCAGAAGGAAAAGCAAGAAGCCGTTGATGAATATGCCGGAGCCTTTGGGAATGTACCCAAAAACAATGATCCTGAAGGCGGGGAAGAATAATCCCCGCCTTCCTATATGCCGGGGCAATAATGGGGCGGGGCCGGGGGTTCACCTCCTTCCCCCGGTCAAGGGTGCAATTCCCTTCCCCGGCACCACATGGCGCATTGGTCAAGAGGTCAAGACACCGCCCTTTCACGGCGGTAACACGGGTTCGATTCCCGTATGCGTCACCAGCCCGAAAGGGCAACACTATTCTTTATTTTTTTAGCTTGGAGAGGTTTCAGGCTATAAAACCTCCCGAAACACCTGAAAACATAGGCCCATGCCAAAAGGCGTGAATTTATGGGCCTATATGCTGAAGTGGATGGAATAGGCAGACGCGGCGGATTCAAAATCCGTTGCCGCAAGGCGTGTGGGTTCAAATCCCACCTTCAGCACCAATATTGGGGTGTAGCCAAGAGGTAAGGCAAGGGGTTTTGACCCCCTGATCCGTTGGTTCGATTCCAACCATCCCAGCCATACCAAGAAGGGAGTGTGACCCCGTGAAAAATGCTGACTACTGGCGGGGCCGGTTCTCCGTTCTTGAAGAAGCGGCCCATAAACAAACTGATGAATACCTTCAGAGCCTTGAAGATATTTACCGGGAAGCTGAACAAACAGTTCAAAAGGACATTGAAAGTTGGTATCAGCGTTTTGCCACCAACAACAATGTTACTTTGGCAGAAGCCCGGAAAATGCTGACTACCGGACAGCTTGAAGAATTCAAGTGGACAGCGGAACAGTATGTGAAGGCCGCACAAAAAGCCAACCTTTCAGAAGAATGGATCAAGAAGCTGGAAAACGCTTCTGCCCGTTTTCATGTCAGCCGCCTTGAAGCTATCCAATTTCAGATTCAACAGCAAATTGAACTTCTGTATGGAAATCAGGTTGATGGGATTGATGATCTTCTGAAAGATGTGATTTCCAACGGGTACACCCGTGGGGCCTTTGAAATTCATAAGGGCATTGGCCTTGGATGGGATTTCACCGCCCTGAATCAGAAGAAACTTGAAACATTGCTTTCAAAACCTTGGACAACAGACGGAAAGACCTTCCGGGATCGCTGTTGGACGAATAAGGCGGAATTGGTGGACACCGTAAACAAGGAACTGATTCAAGGAATGTTGCGGGGTGATCCACCTTCCAAGATTATCACGGCTATTCAAAAGAAGTTTGGAACTTCCCGCTACAAGGCAAGGCGGCTGGTTCACACAGAAACCACCTATTTCAATGCTGTTTCCAAAACCCAAATGTATAAAGATTTGGGAGTTGAACAGATTGAAATTGTGGAAACGCTGGATTCCCGTACTTGCCCTATCTGTCAACCCCTTGATGGAAAGGTGATCCCACTTTCCCAATATGAACCCGGTGTGACTGTCCCACCCTTCCACCCGAATTGCCGGGGAACCACTTGCCCCTATTATGACGATATGGAAGGCGAAAGAGCCGCCCGGAATGCTGATGGGAAAGTTTACTATGTTCCCGCCAACATGACCTTTACCCAATGGAAGAAGGCTTTTGTGGATGGCGTGAAGGATGGTTTGACGGTTGCCACCGTGGGCGCTATAATGAAAACGGTGGATGAATGCACCACAGTTGAAGAAGTGGAAGCCTTGATGAAAGAACAAGGGTGGTTTTATCAGACTACCCTTCCCGATGGAAGCCCATTTGATGGGAACCAGCTTCTTTCTTTGCAAGGGTGTGATGTTGATACCGCCAAGGCTATTTTCAAAGCCCATGAAAATGTGTTCAACCGCCTTCCTGAATTGCGGGGGCAACTGAATTGTATCAATGCCCGGAAATTGAGTGCTGGAACCTATGCCCAATGTTCTTATGGGTTGGGCCGTGGCGGAATTTCTGTGAACACTTCTTATTTTTCCGATGTGGAACGATTGACCAAACTTTATGCAAATGATTTGGCCCACGGCTTCCACCCAGCGGGAACCACTTATGGTTCCATTGTCACCCATGAATTGGGCCATGCGGTGGATGATTACCTTTCTGTGATCCACCAGTTGGCCGGATTGAATGGATGGAGAGCCAAGAAGGTTTCCGCTTATCTTCGCCCCAAGGTGATGAAGGCTTGTGGGTTGAAAGTTTCCGACACCAGAACAGCGGTGAGCGGCTACGCCACCCAAGATGCCCAAGAATGGTTTGCTGAATGCTTCTGTGAATGGATGGATAGTGAGAACCCCCGTCCCGTTGCGGTGGAATTTGGTAAACAGCTTTTGGAATTGATGAAGGGGATGAAATAAGATGCCGATGCCCAATTTTTTCACAAGTGAATGGTTTGTGCCTGAAGTTGATAATTGGCACCTGAAGGAAGGCGCACCCCCGGAAGTGGTGGAAGAATTTGAAGCCTATATGAAGCGCCTGAAAGAGAATGAACAAAACAATATTGTTGAATGAGCCACCCCCGGCGTTGCCGGTGGTGGTTTTTTCATACCCATTCGCCCCTTTCCCGGTTTGGGCGGTAAAGTGAGCCGGGGGAAATCGTGGTTCCTGACCCACGGTAAAAAAGGATTTTGTAATGGAGGTATTTGCTATGACCAAAGAAAGTTTGATGGCTATGGGCTTGACTGAAGATCAGGCAACAAAGGTGATGGAAGCCTTGAACGGTTCTTTTGTTCCCAAGACCCGGTTTAATGAGGTCAACACGGAACTTCAGACCGCAAAGGCCACCATCAAGGAGCGGGATTCCCAGCTTGAAGCCCTTCAGAAGTCCACTGGTGATGTGGAAGCCCTGAAAAATCAAATCACCGAACTGCAAACGGCCAACACCGATCAGCAGAAGAAGCATGATGCCGAACTGAAGAAGCTGAAGATTGATAACGCTGTGGATTCCGCCCTGAAGGATGCCAAGGCAATCAACCCGGCCACGGTTCGCCCCCTTCTGACTGCGTTTTTGGAGAAGGCCACGGTTTCTGATGATGGCACCATTCCCGGCCTGTCTGATGAAATCGGCAAGCTGGTGAAGGGTGAAGGCACCAGCTTTCTTTTCAAGGCGGATACCAACACCACCCCCACTGTTTCCGGCACTTCCCCCGCTGGAAGCGTAACCACCCCGCCCGATCCCAAAACCAGCGGTTATGAAACCCGTCTGGCTGATGCCCGGAAAGCTGGAAATTCCGCCCTGGCTGTGGCAATCAAGAGAGAAGCCGCCGCTGAAGGCATTCAGCTTTTCTAATCTGAAAAATTTTGACACAAGAAAGGATGTTTGATTATGCCTGTCAATATCACTGGAACTGGTAACACTTTCAATCTTCCCAATTTTGCCGGTGATCTGTTCACCGCTTCCCCCATGCAGACCCCCTTCCTGTCCATGATCGGCGGCTTGTCCGGTGGCATGAAAACTGAAAATGACGAGTTCCCCACCGGTCAGCTCTATGAATTCCCTGAAGCGGCCCAGCCTGCTATCACTGAAGATGCGTCTGAAACTGCCCCCGCCGCAACTGCGCTGGTTCGTGAGCAGAAAACCAATGTGACCCAAATCTTCCACGAGGCTATCACCATCACCTATGCAAAGATGGCGAACCGTGGCAAGCTTTCCGGCCTGAACACCGCTGGTCAGGCGGCCAACCCCACTTCTGAACTGGATTGGCAGGTTGCCCAGCGCCTGAAGAAGATTGCCCGTGATGTGGAATTCACCTTCCTGAACGGCACCTTCAACAAGGCCACCGCTTCCAATCAGGCCAACAAGACCCGTGGTATGTTTGAACTGTGTTCCACCGGCACCACCATTGCCGCTGGTAATGCGGCCATTTCCGTTGACCTTCTGAAGCAGTTGTTCAAGGCTATGGCTGATGCCGGTGCCATGTTCGGCAACATGGTTCTGTTCTGTGGTTCTGATCAGAAGCAGAGAATCACCGCCCTGTATGAAAAGCAGTTGGGCTACAACACCCCCGCTTCCCGCAATATCGGCGGCATGAACATCACCGAACTGGAAACCGACTTCTTCAAGATGGGCGTTGCCTACAACCCCTTTGTTCCCAATGATCGTATTCTGATCGCTGATGTTTCCGCCTGTGCGCCTGTCTTTCAGGATGTTCCCGGCAAGGGTACGCTGTTCCTTGAAGATTTGGCAAAGACCGGTGCCGCCGAAAAGAAGCAGATTTATGGTGAAATCGGCCTTGACCACGGCCCCGCTTTCCTGCACGGTTCCATTACCGGCCTTGATTACACTGGCCGGGAGTAAGGAGGTATGACCCATGTATAAGATCACCGGTAAACAGAAGTTTGGCGCTGTGTGGGCCAACGGTGAATGTGTGGCTATCTTCAATCGGGGGGTGGCCTATACCAATGACACCGCCAAGGCTGACATTTTGAGAGCCAAAGGCTACACCGTGGAAGGTGAGCCGGATCAGGTGGAAGTTCAGGCTGACCCCCTGAAGAAAATGACCGTGGATGAACTGAAGGAATATGCCGCCACCAACGGCATTGACCTTGGGGAAGCCACCAAGAAGGCTGACATTTTGGCCGCTATTCAGGCGGCGGAAACCGGCAACGATGAATAAGAAGGCGGTGATCCCCGTTGCGTGAAGAAGTTGTTTCCATGTTGATGGCCCTTGGCGTAACGGGGGCCGCTGATGATCCCTTGCTTGATATTGTGATCCGCAATGTTCAGTATAGGGTTCAGAATGAAACCAACCAAAGTGAACTTCCTGAAGGGCTGGTAAGCGTGGCCGTTTATATGGCCGTGGGCGAATACCTGAACATGAAGAAGGTTTCCGGGCAGTTGGAAGGGTTTGATCTTGATGCGGCTATCAAGCAAATTCAGGAAGGCGATACCAACACGGTTTTTGCCATTGGTGATGGTAGTTCAACCCCTGAACAGCGGTTGGATGCCCTGATTTCTTATCTGATCAATGGTCGAACCCGTGAATTTTACCGATTCAGGCGGTTTGTCTGGTGAACGCACACAGAAAAGCCCTTGAACGGCTGTGGAAGGATCGGTGTTCCATCTTTGTGAAAGAGAAAGTCACCGATCCAACCACAAAGCTGACTGATTTTGAAGAAAAGCCGCTTCTTCAGGATCAACCCTGTAAACTGTCTTTTGAAACCTTAACTTCAAGCACGGGTGATCCCGTGGCCGCAGTTTCCCAAGCTGTGAAGCTGTTCATTTCCCCTGATGTGAAAATCCCCGCTGGTTGTAAAATCGTGGTGACACGGTTCAATGACCTTGAAAGAACATTCACCTATTCCAAGAGCGGTGAAGCGGGGGTATTCACCAACCATCAAGAAATTCCGCTTGTTCCATTCAAGGGGTATGCCTGATGGGTAAATGGGGAAGATGCGATTTCCGCCAACTGGAACAGTTGAATGAACGGCTGGAAAAGCTGATGGGGGCTGATTTGGATAGGTTTTGCCGCCAAGCCGCCCAAGACTTGGCGGGGCGTTTGCTGAACAAGGTTGTGAAGCGGACACCGGTTGTATATGGGACTTTGCGGGATGCTTGGGCGGTAATGCCTGTGGGCCACCGTGGAATTCATTACACCGTTGTTGTGCTGAATAACCTTCAGTATGCGTCTTATGTCGAATACGGCCACCGGCAACAGCCGGGGCGGTTCATCCCCGGTTATTGGGAAAGTGACCGCTTTGTTTATGATCCTGACGCTGAAGGCGGAATGGTGCTGAAGAAGAATTGGGTGAAGGGGCGTTATATGCTGACCATTTCCACACAAGAGTTGGAACAGCAAGCCCCAAAAATTCTGGAAAAGAAGTTGTATAAGTTCCTGAAGGGGTGTTTTGATGCTTAATGAAATTATCAAAGGAATTTCAATGGCGCTGAATGCCGCCTTTGGGGATGAATATGAAATCTTTCAGAATGATGTGGAACAGGGTTTGGAAGAACCCTGTTTTTTGATTGCCGTTTTGCAACCGGAAGTTACCCCCATGCTTGGGCGGCGGTTTATCAAGCGAAACCCATTTGATATTCAGTATTTCCCCAGCGCCCCCGGCAATAATGCGGAAATGTTCACGGTTGCTGAAAAGATGATTGAAGTTTTGGACTTCATCACCCTTCCCAATGGGGATCAGCTTCACGGAACCAGTGTGAACTATGAGGTTGTGGACAATGTTCTTCATTTCTTTGTGAACTACAACTTGCCCATGATCCGGCCCACGGAAGAAACCTATATGGAAACCTTGGAAACCGAGGTTGGAACGATTGGAGGGGAATAAATGGCTACCACCACACGAAAGAAGAAAACCCCGGATCAGGAAGCGGCCCCGCCCGTTTCCGCCCCGGTTCCGGTTTTCACCAAAAGAAACATCCTGACCTTCCAGCGATACGCCAAGCGGCGTGATCTTCTGTCCGTCCTTCTGGAAGATGGCAAGGAATACACAATGGAGCAGGTGGACAGCTTGCTTCAGAATTTTTTCAAGAAAGGAAAGGTGAATTGATATGGCCCTTGGCGGCGGCACTTTTTTGACGCAGAACAAAATTCTGCCCGGTGCATATATCAACTTCATTTCCGTTGCAAGCGCAAGCGCCACCCTTTCTGATCGCGGCATTGCAACGATCCCCCTTGAAATGAATTGGGGGCCTGAAGGTGAGGTTATCACCGTTGAACTTGGGGATTTCCAGAAGAATTCCCAAAAGATTTTCGGCTATGCGTACACGGCGGATGAACTGAAGCCTATGCGTGAAATTTTCCTTCATGCCAAGAAGGTTCACTTCTTCCGCCTGAATGCGTCTGGCACCAAGGCCACTTGCACCTATGCAACGGCCAAATATCCCGGCACCCGTGGCAATGATCTTCGGATTGTCATTGAAGCCAATGAAAATAGTCAGCCGGAAGCCCTGTTGTATGATGTTTCCACTTTCCTTGGAACCCTTCAGGTGGATCAGCAAAAGGCCATTTCTCAAATGTCTGACCTGAAGAACAACGATTATGTGGACTTCAACACCGGGGCAAGCCTTGGCCTTACGGCAAGCACCCCCTTGACCAGCGGTGCCAATGGCACGGTTGAGGATGCCACCTATCAAACCTATCTGGACAAGATGGAAGCCTATACCTTCAACGCTATGGGTTGCCTGTCCACCAAACCCACCATTACCGCCCTGTTTGCTTCCTTCTGTAAGCGTATGCGGGACGATGTGGGCAAGAAGTTTCAAGTGGTTTGCTTCCGCAATCTGGCCGATTATGAAGGCGTTGTGAGCGTGAAAAACGGCCTTGTGGGTGATACCGAAAACCCCGCCCTGATCCCTTGGGCAACCGGCGTGGTGGCCGGAACCGCTGTGAACAAGTCTGCAACCAATATGGACTATGACGGTGAATATGCCGTTGATACCGATTACACCCAAAGCGAACTGGAAGCCGGTATCACGGAAGGTTCTTTCATGTTCCATCTGGTGGATGATAATGTGGTGGTTTTGGAGGATATTAACACCTTCACTTCCATCACGGATGAAAAATCTTCCGACTTTTCCAGCAATCAGACCATTCGGGTTCTGGATCAGATTGCCAATGATATTGCGGTTCTGTTTGGAACCAAGTACATTGGCAAGGTTCCCAACGATGCTTCCGGGCGGATCAGCCTTTGGAATGACATTGTGAAGCACCATCAGGAACTTCAGAATATCCGGGCCATTGAGAATTTCAACCCGGACAATGTGACGGTTGCACAAGGCGACACCAAGAAGGCCGTGGTGGTGGCTGACTATGTTACCCCGGTCAACGCTATGGCCCAGCTTTACATGACCGTCTATGTTCAGTAAAGGAAGGAGGGTTTGAACTATGGCAACTGTGATGAACGCCAAAGATGCCATTTCCGCTTCTTTGGCGGAATGCTTTGTGACCATTGATGGAAACCGTTACAACTTCATGCAGGCTATCAACCTTGAAGCCAACTTTGAGAAGAACAAGACGGAAGTTCCCATTTTGGGCAAGACCGGCAAGGGTAACAAGGCCACCGGCTGGACTGGTACGGGTTCCGCAACTTTCCATTACAACACCAGCATTTTCCGTGAAATGATGAAGCGGTATAAGGACACCGGTGAGGATGTCTATTTTGACATTCAGGTGACCAATGAAGATCCCACTTCTTCTGTGGGCCGTCAAACTGTGATCCTGAAGGATTGCAACATTGATGGCGGCATTCTGACCAAGTTTGACGCTGATGCGGAATACTTGGATGAAGATATGGACTTCACCTTTGAGGATTTCGAGATGCCCGAAACCTTCAATTTGCTGGCGGGAATGGAGTAACACTGTCAAAACCCGCCCCCATTTTGAGAATGTGGGCGGGTTTTTTCTTTTATAATCACAAAATAGGAGGAATTTAACAATGAGCCTTTCTGCATTTCTGGCGAAAAACGCCCTGAAGGTCGAAAATGTGAAGTTTGCGGTTTCCAAACGCTTTGTGGACGAAACCACCAAGAAGCCCATTGAATGGGAAATCAAAGCTATCACCGGCACCGAGGATGAAGCCCTTCGGAAATCCTGTGCCAAGCGGGTTCCCGTTCCCGGCAAGAAAAATCAGTACCAGAAGGAAACCGACTATGATATGTACCTTGGCAAGCTGGCGGTGGCCTGTACCGTGTTCCCCAACCTGAATGACAAGGAACTTCAGGACAGCTACGGTGTTATGGGTGCTGAAGCCCTTCTGAAAACCATGCTGACCCCCGGCGAGTATGCCGACTATCTGACCAAGGTTCAGGAGGTTTGCGGCTTTGAAACCACCCTTCAGGATGAGGTGGATGAAGCAAAAAACTAATTGAAGAAGGTGATGGTGAAGCGAACATTGCTTACTATTGCCTTCATGAACTTCATTTGACACCTTCCCAGTTTTTCAACCTTGACCGGCAGGAACGGGCGTTCATTATTGCCGCTATTGATGTTCGGGTTGAACGGGAAAAGAAAAAGCAAAAAGAACTTGAACGAAAGAAGCGCCGGGGCCGGAAGCGGTAAACGCTGGCCCCGGCCTTTTTCCTTTGGAAAGAAGGTGAACCCCTATTGGCAACCATTAGAACTGCAATTCAAATTTATGACGGTATGACCCGCCCACTTCAGTCTATGCACAGGGCCACAAGTATTCTGATCAACAGTTTTGAATCCATGCAACGGGTTTCTGGAAACGCTATTGATACCAGTTCTATTCAAGAAGCTCGTGAAGAATTGGCAAGAGCCGGGGCCGCCTTCGATGAAATTGAAGAAAATATCCGGGAAGCTGGAAACCAGCAAGACCGATTTAACCGGAGGATCAGGGATGGCACCACCGCCGCTGATGGCTTGTGGGGCAAGCTGAAAGGTATTGCGGCCACTGTGGGCGGCTTGGCGGCAACAAAGAAAATCCTTGGCCTATCTGATACCTTGGCAAGCACCAAGGCCCGGTTGAATTTGATTGTGGATGATGGCGGTTCCGTGGGAGAACTGGAAAAGAAAATCATGGCTTCTGCCCAGCGTTCCCGATCCGCCTACTTTGATACCGCTTCAGCCGTTGCAAGTTTGGGTTCCAACGCCGGGGCCGCTTTTGCCAATACGGATGAAATCATTGCTTTCATGGAGCAGATCAACAAGCAATTTGTGATCGGCGGTGCTTCGGCCCAAGGGCAAGCCGCCGCAATGCTTCAGTTGACCCAAGCAATGGCGGCTGGTGCGTTGCGTGGTGAAGAACTGAATTCCATTTTGGAAAATGCCCCCGGAATTGCAAGAGCCATTGAAAGCTATATGGGCATTGCGGAAGGTTCCATCAAATCTTATGCGGAACAAGGCTTGATCACCGCTGAAGTGGTGAAGAACGCTATGTTTGCGGCGGCTGACGAAACCAATGCCAAGTTTGAAAGTATGCCCAAGACTTGGGCACAGATTTGGACTTCCATGCAGAACAAGGCCCTTTCCATCTTTGCCCCGATCCTGACCAAGATCAATCAGATTGGAAATAGTGAACGGTTTACCCAAGTAACGGATGGGATTATCAATGGCCTTGCCGGGATCGCTTCTGTTGCCACTTGGGTTCTTGATCTTCTGATTGGCGGGGCCGCATTGGTGGTGGATAACTGGTCGTGGCTTTCTCCCATCATCTATGGTGTGGCCGGGGCTTTGTTGGTGTACTATGGGGCACAGATGGCCGCAAATGCCGTAGCCCTGATCACCAAAGGAATTCATATCGCTATGGCCGGGGCAAAGATGATCCAGCTTGCCGCAACCGGCGCATTGACAGCGGCCACCGCCGCTGAAACGGCGGCGCAATACGGCCTAAATGCGGCCTTGTATGCTTGCCCCTTGGTATGGATCATCATTCTGGTGATTGCCCTTGTAGCCCTGTTCTATGCGGCTGTGGCGGCGGTCAATAAGTTTGCTGGTACAAGCGTTTCTGCAACCGGCCTGATTTGCGGCGCATTCATGGCGGCGTTGGCGTTCATCGGAAACATCTTCATTGCCTTGTGGAACTTGGTTGTGGATGTATTTGTGATGATCTATAACCTTGTGGGAACCGTTGCAAACTTCATCGGGAATGTTTTCAATGATCCGGTTGGGGCAGTTTGCCGCCTATTCTTCGATTTGGCGGACACTGTTCTTTCCGTGCTTCAAGCGTTGGCTTCGGCCATTGATACTATCTTCGGTTCTAATCTTGCTGGTTCCGTCCAAGGCTGGCGTGACAGCTTGGGCGGTTGGGTGGATTCCACCTTCGGCAAGGGTGAAGAAGTCATGGAAAAGCTGAATGCCGATGATATGAAGTTGGGCCGGTTTGAATATGGGGCCGCTTTTGATATGGGCTATGAGTTCGGCCAAGGTGTGGAAGATACCGTGGGCGGCTTGTTCGACTTTTCCGCAATGGACAGCTTGGGGGCCGCTGATGGGCTGGATGCCTTCAATCTTGGCAACACCCTTGATGGTATCTATGGCAACACCGGGGACACGGCGGGGAACACCGCCGCTATGAGTGATGCCCTTGACATTGCGGAAGAAGATTTGGCCTATTTGCGGGATATTGCCGAGCGTGAAGCAATCAACCGGTTCACCACGGCTGAAATTCATGTTGAACAGCACAATGAAAACCACATTTCCAGTGACACCGATCTTGACGGGATCATGGATGCTTGGGCTAATGATTTTGCTGAAAAGCTGGATGTTTCTGAAGAAGGGGTGCATGAGTAATGGCATACAAAATGTATTTGGGTGGTGTGCTTATGCCCATCACCCCTTCCAAAGTAAATGTGAAGATCAATAACCAAAACAAAACTATGACCCTGATCAATGGGGAAGAAATCAATATTTTGAAAGCCGCTGGCCTGTCTGATGTGTCTTTTGAACTGTTGCTTCCCCAAGTTTCCTATCCTTTTACCAATGGCGGGGCGCAATCCGCAAGCTATTACCTTTCTTTGTTTGAGCGGTTGAAAACCAGCAAAGAGCCTTTCCAATGGATTTTGAACCGGCAAAGGCCCAATGGCGGGATGTTCTTCTATACCAACCTGACTGTTGGAATGGAAAACTATGAAATCACGGATGATGCCGGGGCCGGGTTTGATGTGAAGGTGAAAGTGAACCTGAAGCAATACAAAGCTTATGGAACCAAGACCGTAACCATCAAACAACCGGCTACCCCCGCAGAGCCACCCAAGGCAACGGTTCAAGAAGCCCCCCGGCCTACCGCCACCGCTCCCAAAACTACCACCTATACCGTGAAATCCGGGGACTGTCTTTGGAATATTGCCAAGAAATATCTTGGGGACGGTTCCCGGTACACTGAAATTTATAATCTGAACAAGGATAAAATCAAGAACCCTAATTTGATTTATCCTAATCAGGTTCTTACTTTGCCTTCCTGAAAGGGGTGATTCTGTTTGGCCGTTGAACTGTTCATTCAACACGGCAGTACAATTCAATATCCGGTTGTTGAAGAAGGGGCCAAGCTGACCTTGGAGCGCAAAGGAACCCCCGGAAAGCTGGAATTTACCGTTGTCAAGTGCGCCGGACTAAACTTTCAAGAAGGTGATCCGGTGAAGCTGACGGTTGACGGAACCCCCATGTTTTATGGGTTTGTGTTCAAGAAGAAGCGGGACAAAGGTCCCACCATTGATGTTGTGGCTTTTGATCAGTTGCGATACCTGAAGAACAAGGACACTTTGACAGAAGAAGGGCTGAAGGCTTCCGATCTTCTGAAACGGTTGGCAACTGATTTTCAGTTGAACCTTGGTGATGTGGAAGATACCGGGTACACCATTGAAACCATCGTGGAGGAAAACCAAACCCTGTTTGATATGATTCAGAATGCTTTGGATGAAACCCTGATGAATACCAAACAACTGTTTGTTCTTTATGATGATGTTGGAAAGCTGACCTTGAAAAACATCAATTCCATGAAACTTGATCTTCTGATTGATGAAGAAACCGGTGAAAATTTCAGTTATGAATCCAGCATTGATGATCAGACCTATAATAAAATCAAGCTGGCCTATAACAATGAAGAAACCGGCAAGCGGGAATTGTATGTGGCCCAAGACGGTGAAAAAATCAACCAATGGGGCGTTCTTCAGTATTTTGAAGAAATCCAGACCAAAACCGGTGCTTCCGCCAAGGCGGATGCCCTGTTGAAATTGTATGACCAAAAAACCAGACGCTTGACCATCCAAGATGCGTTTGGGGATGTTCGGGTAAGAGCCGGAAGCGCCGTGGTGGTAGCCCTGAACCTTGGTGATATAATCACCAACAATTTCATGGTGGTGAACAAAGTCACCCATACTTTCAAGGATAATGAACACCGGATGGAACTTGATTTGATTGGGGGTGAATTCATTGCCTAATGCCGTGGAAGTAGTAAAAAAGGCGGCTGTGGAAGCCGTGGAAGCTGGAAAACCTGTGAACCTGTTGTTTGGTGAAGTGATTTCCGCTTCACCGTTGAAAATCCAAGTGGATCAGAAAGCAATCTACACAGAAAAAATGTTGGTGCTGACCCGGAATGTCACTGATTATGAAGTGGATATGACGGTTTCCCACCAAACTGTGGTGATCAGCCACGGCCACCCGGTTGTTGATACCTATACCGGGGGCGGTGAAGCAACCCCCATAGATCACAACCACCCCATTCAGGGGCGAAAGAAATTCAAAGTTCACAATGCCCTTGTGGTCGGTGATTGGGTGCTTCTGGCCCGGATGCAGAAGGGCAAAAAATTTGTGGTGCTGGATCGTATCAAAGCGAACCCGGCCTTGAAGGGGGAATGGCTATGATCCCGCAGACCGGGGATGATTTGCGGCAGGATTTTGAGTTTGAAACGCTTCCCAGCAGAACCTTCCGCATGAACCACAATAGCTTGACCATCATTGGAACCATTGATCAGATTCAAGCCGTTGAACAAGCGGTGTATTTGATTCTGAACACTGAACGCTATGAATGGCTGATCCATTCTTGGAACTATGGTGTGGAACTTCACAATCTGATTGGGCAAGATGTGGAATATTGTATTCCTGAAATTGAACGGCGGGTTCGGGAAGCCTTGCTTCAGGATGACCGGATCACCGCCGTTGAAAATTTTCAATTTGAAGTGAACAAGAAAAAGGTGCTGACCACTTTCACGGTGGTCAGCATTTTTGGTGAAATCAATACAGAAATGGGGGTTGAAATCTAATGTATGAAGCGCAGACCTATGAAGTGATCCTTGCCCGGATGCTTCAAAAGGCGCTGTCTGTCAACAGCAATCTTGACACCCGTGAAGGATCGCTGGTGTGGCTTGGGAACGCCCCC